GCTCACTTCGGTGTCCAGTCCGACAGGTGTTGCTGTAGCCGCTCCCAATACGATCAACGTCCCTGTCGTAGTTAACGCTCCGACAATCGTCGCAAGTGGCAACGTAACGCCTTCTACGATCGTTGTGCCAGTTACGGTTCCGACGCCAGTAGGTGTTGCGGCTGGATTCCCCAATGTCATTGCAGGTCTAACATCGGTTACCTCACCTACTGGGGTAGCCATGGCAGTTGTAAACGGGATCACGGTTCCTGTCACTGTACCGGCTCCTACGATCATTTCAGACTCGAGCACAATCGTTACACCAAGCACAATCAACGTCCTCACAAGTGTGCCATCGCCACTCTTGTTGGTCCGAGCCCACCCGACCAGTATCACTGTGGCTGCAGTGGTACTTGCACCAACAGGTGTGGTAAGCTTCAGTCCGTCCCTGATCGCCACAGGTGCGACTGTAGCAGCTCCCAACGGAGTGGCGGTGGCGCTTCCGAATACAATCGTAGTTCCAGTCACCGTACTGGCTCCTTCGATCTCGTCAGACTCAACTACTACGGTCACACCTGGTACTATCAACATTGTAGCGCAAGTAAATGCCATCACAGGGATAGTAATAGGCTTCCCGTCAGTGGTCAACGTCCCAGTGACAGTACCCACCCCTGTGGGAGTTGCTTCAGGCACGCCCGGCGTTGTCACAGTCGGAGTTGTAGTCAATTCACCCTTCGGTGTGGCTATGGCACTTCCGAATGCAATCGTCGTTCCGGTGGTCGTCAATGCTCCGACCATCACGGCCGGTTCGACAGTTACTCCGTCTACGATCGTGGTGCCGGTAGTCGTTAATGCACCAATCGGCAACTCCATAGCGACACCTAGTCCAATCTCGATCACGACGACGGTATTCGCGCCGACCGGTGTCGTAATCACGTTCGGGCAGACGATTGTCATCACGAGTACGGTCTACCTACCCGTCTTTGCGGGCCAGACGACGGTCCAGCCTAGCACAATCAACGTGCCTGTAGTGGTGAACGGGATAGTTGGTATGATAGTTGGCTTCCCAGGTACACCAGGGGCGATCACATCTGTAGGTGCACCAGGCGGAGTAGCGATTGCTGCTCCCAATGCGATTGATGTACCTGTTACACTCCCGCCTACAACCAGCCTGGTTCGTACTTTCCCCTCGGGAATCTCTGTAGTCACGCAGGTGTTCACGCCAGGTTCAACGCCTTCACTCACGGTTGAACCTAACACGATCAACGTAAGTGCAATAGTCAACGCACCTACAGGCGTTGCTATTGCCCGGCCTGGCCTGATTCCTGTCCTAGTCATCGTATATGCCCCCTTGATTACCGGAGTTGCCCCGGATATACTTGTACCACTAGAGGGCAATCTGCTCTGGGACGGAAGGTACGTGGGGCATCTTGCGGTCATTTGGATCGAAGGGCATCTTCTAGAGTCAGGAGAAATAAGTGGCAACTAGAACCGCCACGACGCATACCTTCTACATCGGCCTCGGTGATACGCTTCCAGCCATCGAGGAACAGATTCTCCAGAGCAATGGCGCTCCCCTCGACTTGACGAACGCAACTGCAGTCAAGTTCTCGTTGACTAGGAACGACTCCAACGTCGAAACAATTGTCATCGATGAAGCTGCTGCCATCATTGTCCCAGGCGATCTTACGGATGGATGGGTGAGGTACAACTGGGTGGCTGGTGACACCGACACTGTTGGTGAACACTTTCGACGTTGGGTTGTCCTCTTCTCGGCGGCAAGAGTCTCTTGTCCCAACTATCTTGACAGAGGTTACTCTGTGTTGGTCAGTTAATGGCTGCAGTTCTCGATAAGGACCTCTTCTTCAAGCAGGTTGGCTATCAGCCGCACTCAGCTGGCCAGTTTGAGTACCATCGCAGTAAGAGTCGATTCAAGATTGCTTGTTGTGGTCGTCGATACGGAAAGTCGACGATGGCAGGCAAGGATGCTGAGGTCGAGCTGTTTGCTCCCAAGAAGCGTCTTTGGATCTGTGGACCGACCTATGACCTCGGTGAGAAGGAGTTCCGTGTTATATGGGACGATCTGATCATCGCTCAGGCTATGGGCAGGGAGAAGAGGATCAAGAAGGCGTACAACAAGCGTTCTGGGGAGATGTACATCGAGTTCCCCTGGCAGTCACGAGTCGAGGTGCGTTCAGCTGAACATCCTCAGCACCTGGTGGGTGAAGCACTCGACGGCGTGATCATGTCAGAGGCGGCCAAACACAAGAGAGAGACGTGGGAGCGATTCATTCGTCCTTCTCTTGCTGATCGTCGTGGCTGGGCGTCTTTCCCAACTACGCCTGAGGGTCACAACTGGCTGTATGAGTTGTGGATGTTTGGTCAAGATCAGAACATCAAGGAATACGTGTCATGGCGATTCCCGTCATGGGAGAACCCCATTGTCTACCCTGGAGGAAGACAAGACCCCGAGATCCTCCTTCTCGAGAAGACCACTTCGCCGGAGTGGTTCATGCAGGAGATCGGAGCGGACTTTGCATCTTTCGTCGGCAAGATCTATTCTGAGTTTGATGAGACCATCCACGTCACGAACTACAAGTTCCACCCCGAGTGGAAGAACTACATCGCCTTCGACTGGGGATTCGTTAACCCCCTTGCCGCCATTGAGTTCCAGATCGACCCCATGGACAACATCTACGTCTGGAGAGAGCACTATCTCTCCTACACCTCTCTTGCCGATCACATCCGAATCCTACGTAGTCGACCGCAGCCCGATGGGTACCACATCGATCTCTGCTACGGTGATGCGGCGGATCCAGCAGCAACAATGCAAGTCTCAGTAGACTTCGCCCCCTGTATCTCGATGCCGGAGGCTAAGGAGAACTGGCGCGATGGTATCGACCTGGTGAAGAAGTTCTTGAAGCAGTACCAGATTGGCGAGATGGATGAGTACGGTACCCCTTTGATGGCGCCGAAGATGGTCATTGACTTCTCCTGCGTCAACACCATCCGAGAGTTTGGCGAGTACCGTGCGGCGGACAATCCCAAGTCGACACTTCGGGAGTCAGGTGCAACCACTGCCTCCAATAAACAAGACGACCACGCCTTAGATGCGCTCAGGTATGGTCTGGTACATATCTACCAGCTGGGCGCAACGTACCACCTCGCAGACGTGGTGAATCTGAATGAGGTCCGTACACAGAACGAGTCAATGCGTGTATCCGACTCCGGATACTTCACGACCACGAAGGACTTCTAATGGGCCTGCTTTCACGTAAGAAGCCAGCCTCTCCGGCGTTCGAAACGATCAACGTTCAGGAGTTGTTCAATCGATACGCTGACAGCGTAGAGGTAATGGCGAATGCAATCGTCGTCACCGACAAGCCCATCCTTCTCGCTAGCGACGGTTCTGTGGCTGGGTCAGTTCCGGACATGCGGGAATTGGGCTCCACAGGGAGGACTTCGTTCGGGTCCATCTTCAAGGAGGACTACAACCCAGAGCTGCGCGGTGTCCTAGGTCTTCAGATCTACGACAAGATGCGGCGGTCTGATGGTCAGCAGCGAGGTATGCTTCGGCTGCTCAAGACTCCGATCCTGGCTGCTCGGTGGTACATCGAACCCGCTTCCGTGTCGGAGAAGGACCAGAAGGTTGCCAAGTTCGTCTGGGACAACCTCACTAAGTGGATGACAGTGAGTTGGCCGCAGACGCTCCAGGAGGCTCTCCTCCACCTCGAGTTCGGTTGGTACGCATTCGAGAAGGTGTTCGACTTCAAAGAGGTCGACGGAGAACGTAAGGTCATCTGGAGGAAGTTCGCTCCTCGACACCCTCTCGACTACGACTATTGGAAGTACGACAGCAAGGGTGGACCGACGGCGTGCTACTTCTACACTGGCGAAGACGCCGAGTCGCGACGTATTCCGATCGAGAAGCTACTTGTCTTCACCAATGACAAGGAAGCCGGAAACATGGAGGGTATGTCGATTCTCCGTTCGGGCTACAAGCATTGGTACTACAAGGAGAGTCTGTACAAGATCGACGCGATCCAGAAGGAACGTCATGGCATTGGCATCCCTGTGATCAAGCTTCCGCCTGGCTTCACGGCTACGGACAAGAATCTCGCCGACGAGATGGGTCGCAACCTTCGTACCAACGAGAAGGCCCACGTGGTGTTGCCTCCGAATTGGGACATCATCATGCTGAAGTTGGAAGGCAACCAAGTTGATGCCCTCGAGTCTGCTTCGCATCACGACTTGATGGTTGCTAGGAACATCCTGGCCCACTTCGTCAACGATCAAAGGTCTGACGGATCTGCGATCACAGCGTCCGGAGAAATCTTCGTCAAGTCGGTCCGCTTCGTTGCTGACCAGGTTCGAGATGTCTTCAACAAGTGGGCTATTCCGGAACTGGTCGACTACAACTTCAAGGTCGACGAATACCCGGAACTTCGAGTGCGTCGACTCGGTGACACTGTCGACTGGCGAGTGATCTCGTTTGCCTTGCGTAACTTCATCGGTGCCGGCGTTGTGACCCCCGATGACAAGTTGGAAGAATGGGTCCGCAACGAAATGGATCTTCCGATGCCTGATCCCGCAACGGCTCGTGACGTCTTGACACCTCAGGATGCAGGAGGTGGAGGTGGAGACGTGAACCCGGGTCAGGGTAGGGAAGGGGCGGCGGCTGCTCGCCAGAATGGTGGAGTTGGTATGAAGCCGACAATGCCAAATATCGGTCCGCCTCGACAGTCGAAGGCAGGCAACATGACACGTACTCCTGGCAGCAACGGGAGGGTTGGGAGGGACGTAAGAGGTAAGTAGTACAATTATATCCATGTTACTGGACGGCAACGAGTTGCCTAAGTTATACTTAGCGAAGGAGGGTCGATGGGAACTGGCAATGGGAGACTAAGTTGTTTGGTCGACCTGACCGGTCTCACCCTGTTCGAGAACGACTACTCCCCTGACAACCTCACCTGGTTGCAAGCCCTGCCCCTGGGCGACTACCAGCACCCAAGTTACGGGTCGCTGAAGATCACGCCGGAGAAAGTATCTGGCCTCGTTCGTAGCTTCAAGGACGGTGTCCGTGAGACTGCGATCGATGTCGACTACGATCACAAGGCGCACACAGGCAAGGCTGCAGGCTGGGTGAAGGACGCTGAAGCGCGTCCCGATGGCCTTTGGCTAGCTGTCTCATGGACAGAAGACGCGTACGCGTCGTTGAAGAAGGGTGAGTACAAGTACTTCAGTTCGGAGTTCCAGGATTCCTGGACTCACCCCAAGACGAAAGCAAAGCATCAGGATGTTCTGTTCGGGGGAGCAATCACCAACCGACCCTTCGTCAAGGACATCCTCCCCATCAACCTCTCGGAGGTACTAGGACATGAAGGAGGAGCGGTGGACGAGGCCTTGAAGGCACTACTTCGCAAGAAGTACAAGCTGGCCGAGGACGCTGACGAAGCGGCCATCCTGACTGCAGTCACTCTCGACGAGCAGCAGGCCGAGGAAGAGTCCGAAGACGAAGAGGAGTCCGAAGAGGAGTCCGACGAGTCGGAGGAAGAGGTCGAGCTGGACGAGGACGAGGATCCCCGGATCAAGCAGCTCATGGATGCCAACAAGGAGCAGGCTAAGCGCCTCGCCATGTTGGAAGCATCCAACAAGCTGTCTGAGACGAAGCGGAAGCTCGCCGAGGTCAACTCGAGCACCAGCAAGCACGCCATCCCGCCGCGAGTTCTGTCAGAGCTCGAGCCGGTGATGCTCGGCATGAGTGCAGGTGATCAGGACAAGCTCCTGAAGGCTCTGTCGACCATGAAGGAGACGGGTCTCGTGACGCTCGGCGAAGTCGGCGGCAACGATCCTGACAACCAGGCTGGCGACGAGTCCAAGCGCCTCTGGGACAGGGTCGAGAAGATCCGTGAGAAGGACAGCGAGCTTTCTGAAGCCGATGCCCTGATGCAGCTCATGGAGCAGGATCCGTCGCTGTACGAGAAGTACCGCTCCGCTTCCTACCTGAAGCCGAAGGGAGAGTAGTATGCCCGGAGCAAACTTCGTCCTTGACAAGGGCTACCAGGCCGCAGCTGCGATCACCAAGTTCCAGTGTGTGAAGTATGGATCTGGGGATCAGCTGGCCACGCCCGTGACCGCGACGAACGATGCAGTTCTGGGTGTGTCCCAGGAGGCAGCGTCCGCGCAAGATGCAACCGACGGTCGGGTCATCGACATTCGGTTGATGGGCATCACGACGGTCGTCGCGCAAGTGGCGATCGCGAGAGGTGCCAAGGTCCGAGCCCACTCGACGGGCAAGGTGACCACACTGGCCGGCACAGCCGGTCTCGTGGAGAATATCGTTGGCATTGCACTGGAGACGGTGACAACCGACGGTGACTGGCTCCACGTACTCCTGACGCCTGGCGTCATCACCAACACGGCCGCTTCCTAGGAGGATCGATGGCAGTCTACGACCCAAGGGGCGGCGGCAATGTTCACATCGACGTTGTCCTCTCCCAGATCAGCATCGCGTACCCGAACAACGGGATGGTTGGTGAAAGCCTCTTCCGTCGGGTAAACGTCAACAAGCAGTCGGACCGTTACTACATCTTCGGCCGAGAGGCTTGGAGCGTCCACCACGGTGGCGACTTCAGGGCTCCGGGAACCGTGGCGAACGAGATCGAGGGCTTGCTGCTCTCGACCGACACGTACTTCGCCCAGGAGCATTCACTCCAGCTCCCGATCACGGACGAAGAGCGTGAGAACGCCGACAGCCCGCTTGCGCCTGACCGTGATGGAACCGAGCTCGTGACCGCCAAGGTTCTCTTGGCTCGCGAGATCGCCATCAAGGACATGGCCACCACCGCGGCGAACTACGAGGCGGCCTACACGGTCACCCTCTCAGGCACGGCGCAGTGGAACGACTACACCAACTCGAACCCGATCGCGGACATCCGTACGGGCTTCCGGACAATCCACGCTGGCCTCTTCATCGAGCCTAACTTGGCAGTCATCCCTTACCAGGTGATGACGCAACTGGAAGACCATCCGGACTTCATCGAGCGGATCAAGTACTCGGAGCGAGGTATCCTGACCTCCGAGATCATCGCTTCGATCCTGGGCATCGAGACCATCATCGTCCCTGGCATGGGCTTCAACAGTGCCAACCCCGGCCAGGCTGTTTCGCTCGGCTACCTGTGGGGCAAGGATGTCATTCTCGCCTACGTGCCGCCGCGAGCTGGTCTCCGGATTCCGGCATACGGGTACGAGTTCAACTGGGGCTACCGAGGCAGCCGTCCCATGGTTGTCGAGCGGTGGCGTGAAGAGCCCAGGAAGTCCGACCTCGTCCGCGTGTCCCGTCGGTACGACTTGAAGTTCGTTGCTCTCGGCGCGACCTCCAAGCAGATCGCCGGATACCTGATCAAGGCCGCAGTGGCCTAGGAGGTCTGATGGCTGTCACAATCAAGTGGCCGTTCGCTGCTCACCAGGTCAAGAGGGTACAGCTTCCAAGCAACGTCGCTGTCTTCTCGGGCGTGGGGACTCCGGTCAACGGAACCTCAGGAACGGGGGTCGGCTTTGCCGGCCCCGGCTCCCTCTACGTCGATGCAACTGTCACAACCACCAAGTTGTACATCAACACGAACACGATGGCTTCGCCGACGTGGATCGCTGTCGGAACTCAGACCT